ATGAACACTCCGGAGACGGTGCGTATACCGCTCGACCGCATTGAGGTCGGCAAGCGGCTGAGGAAGGTCGACCCCGACTATGTGGCTTGGGTCGCGGCATCCATGGCCGAGATCGGGCAGATGACCCCGATCGAGGTTCGCCCGGTCGGGCACGCCAACGCGAACCGCTACCGGCTTACCGCCGGGGCGCACCGGCTTGAAGCCGCCAAGGTCAATAACTGGCGCGACATCGAAGCCAGAGTGGTCAAGGCATCCGATCTCGAAGCCGAAGTGCGCGAGATCGATGAAAACCTGTTCCGGCGCCATTTGAACGCGCTGGATCGGGCGACGGCGCTGGCGCGGCGGCAAGAACTGTATCTGGAGCTGCACCCCGAGACGGCGCGGGGAAAAGCGGGCGCTGCCGGGCGCTGGATGCAAAGCCCAAATTTGAGTTTTGCATCGCTGACGGCGGCAAAGCTCGGGATATCGAAAACAGACATCACCCGCTCGGTCGGCCGGTTCAACAAGATCGCGCCGGACGTGCGGGACAGGATCGCCGGCACGTGGATCGCCGACAAGGGCGTCGATCTCGATGCGTTGGCCAGGCTGGGGCCGGAAGATCAGCGCAAGGCCGTGAAGCTGATGCTGCAGGAGGCGCATCCGGCGCCGAGCGTCGCCGCGGCGATAAAGGCGATCAGCGGCGGGATGGACGCGACGCCGGACGTCGACGGCGAGCAATTCAAGAAGCTCCTGGCGGCGTGGCGCAAGGCCGGCGCGAAGGCGCGGCGGGAGTTTGTCGACTTCCTGCGGTCTGAGGGTGCGCTGGACGCGCCGAAGGTGGCGACGTGAACGGGCAGAAGGAGATGTCGCTCCCGTCGCTGACGCCGGGCGGAGAGTGCTGGCAGGTGATCGTCGGCTACGGCGTTCGCCGCGTGCTGCTGCGCCGCTTCACGGCGGCTGGGTTGGCCCGGGTGTCCAAGCCATACCGGTTCGGCGAGTGGCGGCGGGACGAGATCGAGATCCACCCGCGCAACCTGTTCCTGACGCGCGACGCCGCGCTGGCGAAGTATCGGCTGCAGCCGCGCCGGCGCCTGGCAGACCCGATCCCGGGGCTGGATGCGCCGAGGGCCGCGGCATGAGCGCCGACAGCATCCCCGTCGAGCCGGGCGACATCGCCATGCTGGGCGACGATATCCGGGCGCATCTGGCGGATTTCTCGGCCGCCGAGCGGATGGCGGTGGCGCTGTATCTGCTGTCGTTGTCGAAGATCGAGATCGCGCCGGTCGAAATGCCTCGCGCGGACATGCTGGCGGAGCGCGCGATCGCCATCGGGGTGATGGAGCACGCGGCATGATCGCGGGGGACCTGACGATCGGCATTGCGGACGATCTAGCCGAGCAGATCAGCCACTTCGCGCCCGAGGACAAGGTGGCCGTCGCGATGGCCTTCCTGGCGCGCGAGATCAGCAAGCTGCCGGAGCCTCAGCGCTCCAGGAGTATCGATATCATCAGCTATCGGCTGCCGAGGGTCGTTGCTGGGATGGTGTCGCCCTGATGCCGCGCCGCGCGCCACTTCGGCTCGACCAGCTCGATCTGCTGACGTGGCAGCCGCCGGAGACGGTGGCGCGGTTCGATGACCACCAGGTGCGCGCGGCGTCCGTCGCCGGCCGGCTGTGCAAGGCGATCTCCGCGGCGCTGGACGAGTGCGGGAAGTCACGTGAGACGGTCGCCTCGGCGATGTCGCAGTTCCTCGGTGTGCGGGTCAGCCTGAACATGCTGAACGCCTATGCCAGCCAGGCGCGCGAGGGCCACCAGGTCAGCGCCGTGCGGTTCGTGGCGCTGATCCACGCGACCGGCGACCGCCGGTTGCTGGAGCTGCTGGCGGAGGGCTTCGGCTGGGCAGTGATCGAGCGGAAATACCTGCCGCTGATCGACCTAGCGCGGTTGCGCGAGCGGTCCGACGAGCTGGACCGCACGGCCGACGCAATCCGGCGCGACGCACGCGCGAAGGGCATCTTCTGATGCTGACCAGGGAATGGTTCAGCGCTGCCGAGCTTGCCGCGATGGCGCTGCCGTCCCTGCCAAACACCACACGCGGGATCAACCTGCTGGCCGAGCGTGGCGATTGGCAGCGGGACGCCTGGCGGGACGTGCGCTGGCGGGCGCGTGCGGGACGTGGCGGCGGGATGCAGTACCACTACTCGGTGCTGCCGAGCGTGGCGCAGATCGTGCTGACGATGCAGTTCAGCCAGGTGGCCGAGGCATCGGAGCGCGCCGTCGCAAAGGCGCAGCTCACGCAAGCCGAGATGTGGCGCTGGTTCGATGCGTTGCCGGCGCTGAAAAAGGCGAAGGCGGCCGACAAGCTGGAAACCCTGGACGCGGTGCGGGCGCTGATACGCGGCGGCATGGGCAAGGTGATTGCCATGCAGCAGGTCGCCGCGCATTGCGGGGCCAAGCTGTCGTCGCTGTATGCCTGGGAACAGTGCATCCACGGGATCGACCGGCATGACTGGCTGCCATACCTGGCGCCGCGACATGCCGGCCGCACGACGACGGTCGAGTGTTCCGATGCGGCGTGGGATTTCCTGAAGGGCGACTATCTGCGCCCGGAACGTCCCGACTTCGAAGCGTGCTGGCGGCGGCTGGAGAGAGCGGCGAAAGAGCATGGCTGGACGCTGCCGAGCCGGCGCACGCTGGCCAGGCGGATAGAAGCGCTGCCGGCCGAGCTGCGGGTCTATGCGCGTGACGGCGCCGATGCGCTGAAGCGGATGTATCCGGCGCAGCAGCGCGATCGTGGCGTGTTCCATGCGCTGGAGGCGGTGAACGCCGACGGGCACAAATGGGACGTGTTCGTGCGTTGGCCCGACGGGACTGTCGGCCGGCCGCTGATGGTGGCGTTCCAGGATCTGTATTCCGGCAAGCTGCTGTCGTGGCGGATCGACCGCAGCGAGAATAAGGAAGCGGTGCGGCTGGCTTTCGGCGACCTGGTCGAGCAGTTCGGCATCCCCGATTTGTGTTGGCTGGACAACGGCCGGAGCTTTGCCAGCAAGTGGCTGACCGGCGGCACGCCGAACCGCTACCGGTTCAAGGTGCGCGACGAGGATCCTGTGGGCATCCTGACGAAGCTCGGCGTCGAGGTGCACTGGACCGAGCCGTATGCCGGGCAGTCGAAGCCGATCGAGCGGGCGTTTCGCGACTTCGCCGGCGACACGGCGAAGCATCCGAAATTCGCGGGCGCCTACACCGGCAACGATCCGCTGGCGAAGCCGGAAAATTACGGGTCCAAGGCTGTGCCGCTGGATGTGTTCCTGGCGGTGCTGGAGGAAGAGATCGCGGCGCACAACTCGCGCGCCGGGCGTCGGGCGCTGGTGTGCGCGGGACGCAGCTTCGATGCGACGTTCGCCGCCAGCTACGAGACGGCGCCAATCAAAAAGGCGACCGTCGAGCAGCGGCGGCTGTGGCTGCTGGCGGCCGAGGCGATCACGGTCGGGCGCACCGATGGCGTGATCGGCCTGCTGGACAATCGGTATTGGGGCGAATTCCTGCACCAGCACATGGGGCAGAAGGTGATCGTGCGGTTCGATCCGCAGCGGCTGCACGACGATCTGCACGTGTATCGGTTGGACAACGCCTATCTGGGCGCCGCGCGGTGCGTGGCCAAGGTTGGTTTCGCCGACGCGACGGCAGCGCAACAGCACGCCCGGGACCGCAACAGTTTCAGGAAGGCGACGAAAGCGGCGTTGGCCGCGGAGCGCCGGCTGTCCATCCAGGATATCGCGGCGCTGATGCCCGAGCCGGAGATGCCGGCGGTGGCACCGGCGGCACGCGTGGTGCGGCTGGTGCGGGCCGTGGGCGCGCCGACACCGATGCAAGTGCAGGAGGAAGAGGGATCGCAGGACGCGGTCTTCGATGCGCTTTCGCAAATGAACGCCGCCCGGCGAGGCGGCGTTCATCTGCGGGTCGTCAACCCGGAAGCCGACGGCGACTGACATCGCCGACAACACAGGAACAAGCACATGAGTAGCACTGCCGAAGCGGCCCTGGAAGATGGACCGCAAGAACTGGATGAAGCGGCCGTAAGGGCCGATTTTGATGGCGCGATCGCGCAGGACGGAAGGGCGCTGACGAAGATCGCGCCGGAAGTCGGCATCGCCTACGGCACGCTATCGGCGTGGCGCGGTGGCACCTATGCCGGGGACGGCAAGCGCATCACCCTCGCGGCAAAGGCGTGGCTGCTGCAGCGCGTCGCGCGGGCTCGGGCGAAGATGCTGCTGCCCGCCGAGCCGGCGTTCATGATGACGAAGACCGCGTCGCGGATCTGGGATGTACTCGAGTTCGCGCAGACGGTACCGACGATGGGGCTGGTGGTAGGCGGCGCGGGGGTCGGCAAGACGACCGCGTTCGAGGGATATCAGCAGCAACAGCCGAACACGGTGTGGATCGCGACGATGCAGCCGTGCCACCGCACGATCGCCTCGGTGCTGCAGGAGTTGCAGGTTGCCCTGCGCATCCCGCGCGATCTGGGAATGGCGGCGATCAGCCGGTCGATCGTGAGGCGTCTGCGCGGCACCGCCGGCCTGGTGATCATTGATGAGGCGCAGCACCTGTCGTCGCAGGCGCTGGATCAGATCCGTTCGCTGGCCGATGCAACCAAGATCGGCTTTGTGGTGGGCGGCGGGAACGCGCTGCTGACCAACATGGGCGCGGACAGCCGACAGGCGCAGCTCGCGCACGTGTTCAGCCGGATGGGCATGCGGTTCAAGCTCGACCGGCCTCTGCGCGAGGACATCGGGGCGCTGCTGGATGCATGGAAGATCGAGGCGCCGGAGACGCGGCAAGAACTGACCGGCATCGCGCTGAAGCCGGGCGGCGGCCGGGTGATGACGATGATCCTGCGCATCGCGTTCGGGTTGGCCGGCATGCAGGGCGTGCCGCTGCCGACGGTCGAGCATGTGCGGACGGCGTGGCAGCAAATCGGCGCCACGACGGTTGCGGCGTGAGGGAGGGAACGATGGACGATCAAACTCCCTCCCCGGTCGAGCGCGAGCTGTGGGAAGCGCTGGATGGGCTGCTGAAGCTCTGGGAACCGAACGGCTACTCCAGCAAGTCAACAACGAAAGCGCGTCTCACGGTCGCGCGGCATGTGCGCGACCGGCTGCGGCCATTGATGAACGAAGGGAAGCCGAAATGATCCGCGAGTGGATTGGCGGCTTCGTGCTGGGCTGCATCAGTGCGCACAAGGGGCAGCAGTTCTTTGCCCGGATCGACAAGGTTGATCTGGCGAAGCTGACCGATCGGCAGCTTTCCGATTTCGTGCACGGACGCTCGATCGACTGGAATGAGGTCAAGCCGGCGGCGTTGGGCAAGACGACGATCTGCGAGACGGCCGAGTTGCCGAGACCCGCACCGCCCCTGTCTCGGAGCAACGTCCAGGAAGAGATCAGTCTGCGGCAGCTCATGTTATCGCGCGGTGGGCCGCAGGTTCTCAACCGCTATGACATCCTGGAGCATTTGCAGCGCTGGGAGCCCGATGCGGGCCTGCCCAGCATCGGCTGGGGAGAAGGTCGCGGCGGGATCGAAGTGACCGTCACCACCGCGGCGCACGTGGCGCCCTTCACCCGCGGTCTGCTCGATGCGTGGATGCCGGTCGGGGCTGTTCTGACCTTCGTGGTGCGGCCGTGACCGCTGGTGCCGAGCACGGCACGCCGATCGCGATGATCGTGCAGCTTTGTGCCGATCATTTCGGCATGCGGGCGGCCGACATCCGGTCGGCGCGGCGCGATAAGCCGGTCGCGCTGGCGCGCCACGTGGCGTTCTATCTGGCGCGCGAGCTGACCGACAGCTCGTTTCCGGCGATCGGGCGCTGCGTCGGCGATCGCGACCATACCAGCGTGATGCACGGCGTGCGGCGCATGCGGCGGCTGATCGGCACCGAGCCAACGATGGCCGCGCGCGTTTCCGTCCTTCGCGGGCTGGCGCAGCAGCGGATGACACGGCAGGGGACGCCGGCGCCCGACGGCGGCATCGTCGAGGCGCAGGTGATCTGCAACGGGCTGCTCGATGGGTCGGTGTTGCCGCAGACGCGCGCCGCGCTGCTGGACTTGGCGATCGCGGCGCTGACCGAAGCCCGGCGCGCCTATCCGCACATCGAAGGGGACGCATCATGAGCCATCTGCCGGGCGATCCGATCCCAGTGGGCGAGCCGACGATGCTGAATTCGCTTGGGCATTTCGTGCCAGCTTCGCTGGTGCGGCCGGAGCACCGCTTGGAAGACGACCTGGTGCGCGGGCTGGCCGATCAGGCGGACCTGCTGCACGACGCGCTGACTGTGTTCAAGGCCCGCGCGTTCGACGACGTGCGCGCGCTGATGTCGCTGCTGGGCGAGAAATACAAGGTGAAGCTGGGTGGCGCGCGCGGCGGCGTGCAGTTGCACAGCTACGACGGCCTGGTGCGCGTCACGATCAGCGTCGCCGATGCGATGACCTTCGGGCCGGAGCTGCGCGCGGCGAAGGCGCTGATCGATGAGTGCATCACCGAGTGGAGCGCGGGGGCGAACGCCAACATCTGCGCCATCGTCAACGATGCATTTGCGGTCGGTGATGGCGGCAAGCTGCAGGTGGATCGCGTGCTGGCGCTGCGCCGGCTGGAGATCACGGACGAGAAGTGGCAGCGGGCGATGGGCGCGATCGGCGACGCCCTGCGCGTGGTGCAGACGCGGGAATATATCCGGATTTACCGACGGAAAGACCGCGACGCGCAGTTCGAGCAGATCGTGCTGGATGCGAGCCGGGTGTGATGGGCGAGCAGGTTCCTTTGATGGTGCTGCCGGAGCACGTGCTCAATGCGCCGCGCCAGGCGCGTGTGAAAAAGCACGGGCATGCCGCGCCGCCTGGCACCGGGCCGGCGGGCGAGGCGTGTGGGAGCTGTCAGCACCGTGAGCGCGTCCGGGGCGGCAACAAGACGTTCAGCAAGTGCGCGCTGGCTAAGGCCAGGTGGACGTGCGGACCGGGCAGCGACATCCGCATAAAGGATGCTGCATGCAGGCTTTGGACACGAAAGGAAACGAAGACATGAGCTGGAGGCCATACGAACCGCTATACACCATGAGTGGCTCGGAGAAGGCGACAATCCCGGTCACGGTTTCGCTGAACGCTCAAGGAGCGCGCGGTACGGGAAGAATGCGCATGAAGGTGGTGGTGCGGACCGAACTGCTGGACGGCGGACTGCCGTTCTGGAATGCAGCCGCCACCGTCTCGCTGCTGATCGGCGCAGACGAGAACGCCGGCTCGATAAGGATCGTGCCGAGGGGCCCAATCAAATTGCGCACGGCGGGTGGCCGCCTCGGTCGCGTCATGCTGTCCGTCCCCGCGTGGCCGGAGCTATCGACCGATGCGGTTAAAACGATTGCCGTCGAATACGATCATAGCGAGAACTTTATCGAGATCGACTTGCCGGCGTGCATGTTGGCGAAGGTCAACAGCACGGCGACGAAGCCGGCGCCTTCATCGACGGCCGCGGGGTCGCTGCCGATCGAGGACAAGAAGAGCAAGCCGTTCACGGGCCTCGGCAGCACGGGGCCGCACCCGCATCCCGCCATGCAGCGGCCGGCGACGCGCACGACGCGGTCATGACCGCGCCGGCGACCGAGCAACCGGCTGCCGATCGGCGGGCGATGCTCGCGAAGATCCATCTGGCGCGCAAGCAGAAGGGTCTCGACGACGAAACGTATCGCGAGCTGCTGGAGCGTGTGACCGGGCGGCGCACCTGCGCGACGTGCAGCGACGCCGAGCTGCATCGCGTGCTGGCGGAATTCCAGCGCCTCGGCTGGACCGCGAAGCCGGCGGCCAGGCGCAGCGACAAGGCGCAGGTGCGGATGATCTACGCGATCTGGGCCGACATCCGCCCGCTGCTGGAGGACGCCGGCGATGAGGCCTTGCGCGGGTTCGTGCGGCGCCAGACGAAGAGCGCCGTGCACCCAGACGGCGTTGACGCTCCGGAATGGTTGAACGGCACCGACGCGGCAAAGGTGATCGAGGGCCTGAAGGGCTGGCTGGCGCGGCTGCGCAAGGCGTGGGAGGCGGTGCCGGTTCATGAGTGAGATCATGCTGGAGATCGGCGATCTGCAATTCCTGCGGACGCTGCCCAGGCTGACCAAGCGCTACGTGCACGGCCAGACCGAGCAGCAGGAGGCCGCGGAGAACAAGCGCATCAGGCGCCTGCAAGGGCGCGGGCTGCTGCGTTGTGTGATCGATACCGAGGAAAGCGTCGGCCATTTCATCCTGGCCGAGCTGACGCTGACCGATGCGGGGCTCGCCGTGCTGGCGGCGGACGCGTGATGCGCGCACGGCGGCAATCGCACGACAGTTTCGACGCGGCCGAGTGCTGGGCCAAGTCGCCGTCGATACAGATGCTCAGTAACGACTTTGAGAAGCGCGGCTTCGTGCTGAACCCGATGGTCCGGATGTTCACGCGCAAGAATGGCAGCCACACGGTGCGCCTGGTGTGGCGGCATCGTGAGCTGACTTGCTCGATCGTGCTGACCGTTCGCACATGATCGAGCCGCCGCCGCCCGCCGAGCTGGCCTTCCTGACCGATGCGATCGGCGCGCCGGCGACGCTGGCGCTGATCGAGGCGCGGGCGGGCACGCGGGTTTATGTGCCAACGCGGATCGACGCCGACGGGACGCTGGCGCAGGTGATCGGCGCGAAGGCCGCCGCGGCGCTGGCGGTGGCGCACGGTGGCTGCTACATCATGCCGCCGTCGGCGAAACGATGGCGCGCCGCGGTCTATCGCGCGCGGGGCCTGTCCAATGCGGAGATCGCACGCACTCTCCGGTTGAACGAGCGGACGGTGGAGCGGTATTTCTCCACGTCGCTCGGGACGCACCGGCACGAGTGCCAGGCACCGCGACGGCGCCCCGATCTCAAGCCGACCAAACAAACCGAACTGCCGATCTGATGCCGGTCGGCGCCGGCATGATCCGCCGGCGCATCCGCTAGCACGCTGCCCCTTCAAGCCCGCGTCGCGATCTTCGCGCGCGGGTGTCCTGCCGGAGGGGCAATGACCCGGTTCGATGATTGTCTGGCGTTCACCTGGCGACCGGAGAACGACGGGCAGGCGTTCCACAACGAAGCGAACGATCCCGGCGGGGCGACCGCATGGGGTGTGACGTTCAGCACCTTCCGCTCGTGGCGGCTGATGCGCGGGATGCCGGACCCGTCGCTGTCGGTGTTCATCGGCGTCGATATCCACGAATTGCGCAGTCTGTACCAGACGCTGTTCTGGAACACGGTGCAGGGCGACGCGCTGCCACCCGGCGTCGATCTATGCGTGTTCGACTTCGCGGTGCTGTCCAATTGCGTGCGCGCCGCGCAGTTCCTGCAGCGCTGCCTTGGTGTCGCGGAGGACGGCCATATCGGGCCGATCACGCTGCACGCGGCCAGCGCCGCGGTGCCCGGCGCGCTGATGCAGGCGCTGACCACGCGCGACGAAGCCTTCTACGCGAGCCTGTCGACATTCCGGATCTTCGGACGCGGCTGGGATCGCCGCGCCGAGGACCGGCTGCGGCTCGCGCTGACGATGACCGGCGCGCCCGCGCTGGGCAGTGCAACAACGGAGACTGTGTGACATGGACTTGCTGTCGATGATTCAGGCGATCCCGGGCATCGGCCCGTATCTGCCTTACGTGCTGATGCTATTCGGGGTGTGCGCGGTGATTGCCGCACAGCTTCCGGCGCCGAGATCATCAGGCGTCTACTCGATGATCTATGGCATCGTGAACCTGCTGGGGCACAACTACAATCAGGCGAGAAACGCACTCGCTCCGGCCGCGAAGGCGCCGGCGCCGCCCGCTGCGGTGCTTGTGCTGGCCTACGCCCTGACGATGTCGTTGATGGCGTGCTCGAACACCGGCAGTCCATCGGCCGATACCGCCGCGCTGGAGGCTGGCCTGACCGCGGCCGAGGGCGTCGCGACCGCGTATGTGCAGCTTCCGCTGTGCACCGGCAGCAACGGACCGTTGTGCTCCGACGCCACGATCGTTGCGCAGATCAAGAACGCTGACGCGAAAGCCTACGCGCTGGTGAAGGCGGCCGAGAACGCGGCGGGCGATCCGTCCGCGCTATCCGCCGCGGAGCTCGCTATCACGGCGCTGACCACCATCACCGCCAATCTGCCGAAAAAGGGGAGCTGACCGATGCCGATCGCGCTCATTACCGCACTGATCCAACTTGTTCAGATGGGGATCACCGTCGCGCCGCAGATCATCAGCGCGGCGCAAACCGCCGTGTCGCTGATCGAGGGTGGCGCGGCGCCGACTGCCGCGCAGCAGGCGGAGATCGATGCCGCGCTGGATACCGCGCACGCGGCGCTGCAGGCCGCCACGCCGGCCTGATCGATGGACGATGCCGACCTCGCGGGGGAACAGACCGACCGGCTGCTGTCGGCCGCTACCGCCGCGGCGTCGGCCAGTCTGCGCGGGTCGAGCGGCATCAGTCCGTTCTGCCTGGGTTGCGACGTCGAGATCCCGGAGGGGCGGCGGCGTGCGCTGCCGGGGGCCACGCTCTGCATCGAATGCCAGTTGATCATTGAGGAGACGATATTCCGATGATCGACTGGATGACGGTGTCCACCGCCGCGATGGCCGCAGTTACCGTGGGCGGCGTGGTGATTGGCGTCGCGCAACGGATGATCCGTCACACGCTGCGTGCTTCCTTCGCAACGATCGACCAGGTGGTGATGGTGGCGGGAAGGCTGGACGCCGTGGAGCGGCGCATCGAGCAGATGCCGAATTCCCAGAGCATCCAGGGCTTCGGCGTGCGGTTGGGCGGCGTCGAGCAGAACGTTGCGGTGGCGCGCGAGACGATCTCCGGCGTCAAGGAAGGGCTGTCTCGGGTCGAGCACATGATGGGGTTGCTGCTGGAGGCCGAGTTGCGGAAAGAGGAAGGGGCGAAATCATGAGCCTGGCGGCCGTGCTGGCGGAAGATCAGCGCCTGGTGATCCTGCGGACGCTGTCCGAGGTTCAAGGCTACGCGCTGAACGAACAGGTGCTGCACCGCGCATTGTCCGCCGTCGGCCACAACATCACGCACGACGTGGTGCGCGGCCATCTGCAATTCCTGAAGGACGCCGGCCTGGTGCGCACCGATGTTATGTCGATGCAGTCCGGGGATCTATGGGTGGCGCACCTGATGGTGCGCGGCCAGGACGTGGCGACCGGCGCGCATTACCCGGGCGTGGCCAGACTGCCGGCGGAGTAGGCCGATGGCCCGGCCTTCCACCATCGATCAGTTGCCCGAGGAGATCCGCAGCGAGATCGGCCGGCTGCGGCTGCAAGGCTGCACCATCGATCAGATCCTGGCGCATCTGCGGACGCTGCATGGCGACACGAGCGCGCCGAGCCGGTCCGCGCTGGGGCGGCACATCAAGGGACTGGAGGTTGTCGCCGAGCGCGTGCGCCGCTCCCGCGCGGTGGCCGAGGCGCTAGTCAACCAGATGGGCGACGCGCCGGAAAGCCAGGCGGCGCGCGTGAACATCGAGCTGATGCACACCGTGGTGATGGATCTATTCACCAACGCGGCCGATGGTGCGCAAGTCGCCGAGGACGGCAAAGCCGCGCTGGCGGGCAGCCCCGAGGGGGTGATGTTCCTGGCGAAGTCGCTGGACCACCTGGCGCGGGCGAGCAAGACGAACATCGACTTCATTGCGGCGGCGGAGAAGCGGGCTGCCGAGCGGGCGAAGCGCGACGCGGTGACCGCCGTAGAAGCGGTGGGCCGTGAGAAGGGACTGAGCGCCGACACGCTGAACGCGATCAAGGCGGGGATCTTCGGCGTGAGGACCGCGGCGTGAGCGCGGCCCAAGACAGCGTCCTGGCCACGCGCATCAAAGCGGTGACCGCCTCGACCGCTCTGACTGACACGATCGAGATGTTGCGCGCCGCTGGCGTCATGGACGCGGCGATCCTGAATGCGCTCGCCGGCGTGTGCGGCGCCCTGATCGGGAAGATTGCGCAGCCGGAATTCGAACGGCGACTTGCCGCTGATTTCGCGCAGCGAGTGCGCGGGGCGATCCGGCGATGAGCCTGGAACGTGTCCTGGCCGTCTACGACGGCAGCGATGGCGATGCGACGATGGCGCTCTACGCTGACCTGGCGCAGTTCGGTGCGCTCGGCAACATTGCGATCAACCTGTTCCGAGCACAGAAGAATAGCTCTCGCGCGAAGGTCTATCGTGGCCGCGGCTATCGCGATGCCGCTTACGACCGCAAGCAGTGGGCGATGGACAATCTCGTCACATCCCTGTTTGCCAGTGCCCCCGACCTCTCGATGCGGTGGGGCTGGGGAACCGATCCGACGCAGTCGGTGCACAACGCCGTATTGTATGTCGATCTGCCCACCGGCCAGGTCAGCTTCCACACCGGGCTTCGAGGCATCGGGCCGGACTATCCTGGCGAATGGGATGGCCGTGTCGGGCAGTCGCCGGACCGGATCATTCGGTTCGTGGTGCGGGTGCTGGCAAGCGGCGAGGTTGCTGATGCCGCTTGACGCTCTGCCCGACGTTTTCCTGCCGTATCAGCAGGAGCTGGTGACTTCGGTCAGCCACAACGCGGTGACCGCCGTCGAGAAGTCGCGCCGCACCGGCTACACCTGGACCGTCGCTGAAGTCGCCGTCGAGCACGCCGCATTGAAGAAGTCCGCCGGCGGCATGAACGTTTATTACATGGGCTACAACTTCGACATGGCCCGCGAGTTCATCGGCTACGTCGCCGAATGGGCCGGCGTGTTCCAACGCGGCGCCAGCGCGGTCGAAGAGTTCGTCTTTCCCGACCCGGATCATCCCGAGCGCGACATCAAGGCATTCCGGGTCACCTTCGACAGCGGCTTCGAAGTGGTGGCGCTGCCGTCCGTAGCACGCGTGCTGCGCGGCAAGCAGGGCCTGGTGATCCTGGACGAGGCCGCCTTCATCGACGATCTGGACGAGGTGCTGAAGGCCGCGCTCGCGCTGCTGATGTGGGGCGGCAAGGTGGTGGTGATCTCCACCCACAACGGCGAAACAAACCCGTTCAACGTCCTGATCAACGATATCCGCGCCGGCAAGCGGCCATTCCACCTGCTGCGCCTGACGTTCGATGACGCGCTGGCGCAGGGGCTGTTCAAGCGCATGTGCCTGACCAAGCGCGACACCTGGTCGGCGGAGAAGGAAGCCGCGTTCCGCCAAAGCATCCTGGATTCCTACGGCGACAGCGCGGACGAAGAGCTGCACGTCATTCCGAACCCGTCCAGCGGCAGCTACCTGCCGGCGCCACTGATCGAGGCGCGGATGCGCGATGGCATCCCTGTGCTGAGGCTGGAGCGCGACACCACCTTCACGATGTGGCCGGAGTACATGCGCCAGGCCGACATCAAGCAGTGGATCGTGGAGAACCTCGACCCGGTGCTGGCCACGCTGGACCTGACGCTGGCCTACTGTTTCGGGTTCGACTTCGCGCGCAAGGTCGACCTGTCGGTGTTCATGCCGGCGGCGATCCTGAAGAACCTGGTGCGCCGCGTGCCGTTCCTGCTGGAAATGCGCAACGTGCCGTTCGCGCAGCAGCGCCAGGTGCTGTGGCACATCCTCGAATTCGTGCGGCTGTGGCGGGCCGGCAAGATGGACGCCGGCGGCAACGGCGCGCAGATCGCCGAGGAAACCGTGCAGCGGTTCGGCGCATGGATCGAAGCCGTGATGCTGAACGAGCCGTGGTATCGCGACAATATGCCGCCCTACAAAGCGGCCTTCGAAGACGCGACGATTGAGCTGCCGCGCGACAGCGAAGTGCTGGACGATCATCGGGCGGTCAAGGTGGTGCGCGGTGTCGGCCGCGTGGTGGAACACACCAAGGCGGAGGACGGCAAGAAGCGGCACGGCGACGCGGCGATCGCCGGCGTCCTGATGTATGCCGCCAGCCGCGCCGACCCGGAGTTCTACGGCTACGAAGCCGCCAGCACGCGGGCGGAGGCGTCGGGCAGTACCGGTACCGGCTGGCGCGATCGGGCGGACACCTGGGCCGAGGATCATCCGATGCCCGGGCGCGGCATCATGCCGGGACTGCGCGGCGGGCTGATGCCGGCAGGGCGGCGCGTATGACCATGTGGTGGATCGAGCAGGAGCGGACGCCGGAGGATGCCGAGCGCACCGCAATCGCGCTGGCGCCTAGCGTCCGCGAGCACATCAAGACGCTGCTGCAGCTTGACCTGTTGCAGAACGACCGCGACTTGATGGAAGCGCTGCTGCGCCGGCCGGACAATGAACTGACAGCGGAACGGCGGCGCTGGGTGCGCCAGGCGCTTTGGCGGCACCGGCGCAGGCTGCCACCTGATATCCGGCCGAAGGCGAACCCGGACGATCCAATCGTGCGTGAGCTGGAGGCCGCCGGTGTCTGACAACATGTCGAGCCTGATCGACCAATACGGCAAGCCGATCTCACGCGCGGTGATCGCGGCGCTGCGCGAGGAAATCAGCCCTGTCGGCGCGATCCATGCCCGACCGCCGTTCGAAGGGCATTTCGCGTTCGGCATGGATCCGGCGCGGCTCGGCGCATTCATCCGCGCGGCCGACACCGGCAACACGCTGAACTGGATGATCCTGGCCGAAGAGATCGAGGAGCTGTTTCCGCACTACTATGCGGTATTATCGAAGCGTCGGCGCCAGGTGTCGCAATTGCCGATCACGGTGAACGACGCCGACGAGACGCCGGAGGCGAAAAAGCACGGCGACCTGGTGCGCGATTGGCTGAAGACCGACGTGTTGCAGCAGGCGCTGTTCAACATGCTGGATGCGATCGGCAAGGGCTATTCCGTGCACGAGATCATCTGGGAACAAAAGCCCGGTCGCGTGCGCCCGGCGCAGCTTCTGTATCGGCCGCCGCGGTTCTTCGAACTGAGCTGGGAAGACGGCGCAACGATCTGGCTGCGCACCGAGGGCGGCTTCCAGGATCTGTTGCCGCACAAGTTCCTGGTGCACCGGCACCCGAGCAAGTCGGGGCTGGTCGCGCGTTCCGGCCTGACGCGTGCGGTGGCGTTCCTGTGGCTGTTTTCGACTTACACCGCGAAAGACTGGGCGGTGTTCTGTCAGGGTTATGGCATGCCGATCCGCCTCGGCCGTTACGGGCCGGAGGCGTCGGAAACCGACAAGAGCATCCTGTGGCAGGCGGTGTCCTCGGTCGCCGGCGACGTCGCTGCGATGATCCCGAAGTCGATGGAGATCGAGTTCGTCAAGGGCAACGAAGGCACCGCGGGCACCGAGCTGTATCTGAAGCGGGCCAATTGGCTTGACCAGCAGGTGTCCAAGCTGGTGCTGGGCAGCACGGCCGGGACCGACGCGATCGCCGGCGGCCACGCGGTGGGCAAGGAACATCGCCAGGTCGAACAGGACGTCGAGAACTTCGATGCCGGCCTGCTGGCTTTCACGCTGACGCGCCAGATCGTGCCTGCCATGGTGGCGTTCACCTTCGGGCCGCAGGATGCGTATCCATCACTAACGATCGGGCGGCCTGACCTGGTGCCGCTGCCGGATCTGATCAATGCGATCAAAGAATGGGGCCCGATGGGCATGAAGGTGAAGGCGTCTCAGCTACGCGAGCGCCTTCAACTTGAAGAACCGGAAGACGGCGACGAACTGGTCGGCGGCGTGCCGGCGCACATGCTGGAGCGCGTCGACGTGCCCGCGGCGCCGGACACCGGCGAAGTGGATATTCCGAACGAGGATGCCCCGACGCGCGCGGGCCAACGCGAGGGGCGGCCCAACAAACAGGCACCGGCGCCGGCGCGAAACACGATCCTCGGCTCATTGATCTCGTTGCACGCGGCGGCGGACCCGGAGATCCACGTTGCGCTGACCGCGCGGCTGGCACAGGAAGCCGCCGGCGCGCTGCACGGCCTGACCGACCAGGTGCGGCACGCGTTCGAGCAGGCGACGGATCTGCGCGACCTGGCGCACCGCGTGCACGCGCTGAAGCTGAAGCCGGCGGCGTTTGCCGAGGCGATGGCGCGCGGCATGGCGCTGGCGCAGCTAGTTGGCCAGGCGAGCTTGGTGGAAGAGCTGCACGGACGGCAGACCGAACGGATGGCGGCGCTGACCGCGGCAGAGCGCGACGCGCTGGCGCCGGAAGATTTCGCGGTGCCGGACAAGCGGGAGCTGCCGATCAAGGATCGGGATCACGTCCTGGCGGCGTGGGACCTGGTGGACCGCACTGCTGATCTGACCGGCGCGGAGAAGGTCGAGGCGCGGCGACGGATCGTGGCGCGGGCGAAGGCACTCGGGATCAATACGAGCAAGTGGCAAGGGGTTACGACATGACACCGACAATCGGACGGATGGTGATCTTCCGCGAGGGGGACCTTGATGGCGTTAGCTATGGGCACGGACCGCATTCGGATCGTTCATCTGGCACCAACGGAACACGCGACCATCCTGCTGTCATCACCAGGGCGTGGGGCAGCGACGAACACAGCGCCGTCAACCTGATGGTGTTCTTCGACGCCACGGGCGCCGAGCCACGGAATTCGGTGATGCCGCTGCAAGATCTCGGTGAGGGCGTGCACAACCCAAACCAAGGCTGGCGCTGGCCGACGCGCGACTGAAATTGTTGTCAGCAACAGTTTAAGCGGTGCCCACCGACGCCGAAGCGACCGAGGCTCGCCTGCTGCTCTTTGCCTCCTTGGCATCATACCGCAGCGCATGGATGCGCGACGCAGTCGAGCACGTCAGGAGCGCGAGGATCGCACGCAAGGTCGGCCTCAAAGGCGACACAGCGAAGCATCTTGCGCTTGCTGCCGCGGCCCGTGAGCTCGTCGGCCGTTGTCGCAGGAACGCATAGCCGTGCCCACCGACGCCGAAGCGATCAGCCTGCCCTTCCAGGAAGCGATCGACTTCTTCATGCGGAAGGCGCGCGTGCCGACCGCGCACTGGGACGATATCTGGCGGACCGCGCACAGCCACAGCTTCATGGTCGCCGGCGCCACCAGCGACGAGCTGCTGGCGGACTTCCAGCACGCCATCGCCCGGGCGCTGAAGGAAGGCACCACACTCGCGGACTTCACCAAGACGTTCGATGAGCTGGTCGAGAAATACGGCTGGGCGCACTTCGACATCCCCAGTATCCCAGGCTGGCGCGCGCAGATCATCTACGACACCAACCTGTCGACCGCTTACTCGGCCGGGCGCTACGCGCAGCTCACGGAGCCTGACACGCTCGCGGCGTTTCCGTATTGGACCTATGTGCACGGCGACAGCCAGCGGCCTCGGCCACAGCACCTGGCGTGGAACGGCATGACGCTTCGCGCCGACGATCCGTTCTGGGCCAGTCATTATCCGCCGAACGGCTGGCGATGCAGTTGCAGCGTGGCGGCGACAACGGAGCGCGGCCTGGCGCGCATGGGCAAGTCCGTGCCCGACACTGCGCCTCCGCTGGAGACGCGGCCGTGGCGATCGCGGACCGGCACGGTGCACCAGGTGCCCGTCGGGATCGATCCGGGGTTCGATTACAACCCCGGCATGGCGTGGAAAGAAGGCGGTGAGAAGCTGCCGGTGCGCTCGCCCGACTGGCGCCCGGTCGGGCCGCCGCCGCCGATCGAGCTGCCCGACGGCAGTCACCAGCCGGCGCCGGAGGGTGATGAAGAGTGACCGGCGCCCGCATTGTCTCGGCGCTGGATGACAAGGCCGTGCTGGCGGCGTTCACCCGGCTGCGCCAGGTCACCACGGTCAGCCAGGGCATGATGCGCGCGATCGGCGTCGGCTTGGTGACGACGACGCAACGGCGAATCACACAGGGCGTCGATGCGGACGGCAACCCGTTCGCGCCGCTGAACCCAGCCTACGCGGCGATCAAGCGCGGGCCTGGCATCCTGCGCGAGAGCCTGATGTTGCAGCGCTCGATCACCTTCGAGGCCGGCCACAATACGGTGACGGTGGGCAGCAACCGGATCTACGCGGCGATCCGCCAGTTCGGCGGCAAGATCGTGCCGAAGAACGCGAAGGCGCTGGTGTTCAAGCTGGGCGCCGGCGGGGGCATTGTGCGCGTGAAGTCGGTGACGACCCCGGCGCGGCCGTATCTGGGCTTCGGCGCGGCGGAGACTGAGGTCACGCTGGACGTGGTGGAAGTGTTCACCATGCGAGCATTGAAAGCTTGACGGCGTGCGGGCCGGCGACGACCAGCACGAGGTGAAGAGGATCGGAGTGCGGCGGAGATGATTAACAAGCGCGATCGGATGTTGGGAACGATCTCGATCGGGAGCTCCAGCGGTTTGGAGATAGGTCCTCTCGCTTCGCCGTTGGTGGCGAAGTCGGAAGGCCGCGTGTTGTATGTCGACTATGCGACAACGGAGATCGTGCGGGCAAACCAGCGTGATCCCGCTTTCAACCTCGCGGATATTGTGGATGTGGATATCGTTTGGGGCGAGCGGCCTCTGAAGCAAGCGGTGGGCGGGACCGTAGATTACGTGGTGGCTAGCCACGTCATAGAACATGTTCCGGATCTGATCGGATGGCTTCGCGAGATTTACGATGTGCTCGCGCCCGGGGGGACACTCGGGCTTGTCATACCAGACCGGCGCTTCACGTTCGATCTCTGGCGCTACGAAAGCACCTTGGGCGAGATGGTAGAGGCATATCTGCTTCGTTACCGTCGTCCTTCGATCCGACATGCGTTCGATGCCTTCCACTTGTCCGCTGCCGTCGATACATCCGCAGCATGGCAATCCGATCTGCGGACGGCCGGCTTGCCGCACGACACCCGGGCTCGTCTGTCCGAAGCTTTTGCCGTGGCGAAGAGCCTGGTTGCGACACCGCGTTACGTGGATTTGCATTGCTGGGTGTTCACCCCGGCGACCTTCCTGGATACCGCCGAGGCCCTGCTCCGGCTCGACCTATTCCCGTTCTTGATCGACGGCTTCTTTCCGACCGAACCAGGGGAGCTTGACTTCCAGGTCAGGCTCATCGCCGTGGCGGAAAATCAGCAGGATGCCATCGCCGCATCAATCGCCGCAGCGCGACGAAATCTGGCGAACGCCAGCGCATGGCCGCTGGAGCGCTCTTGCGCTGCAACCTCCCCGACCCACCCGCCTGATCAACCAGATATCGGGCAAATTCAGAGCGAGATCGTCGAGTTGCGCCGTGCGCTTGAATCCATGCACAGGTCCACGTCCTGGCGTATCACCGCTCCGTTACGCGCCGCTGCTCGCCGGATCGGCTTGCTAATGCGATGAGCCGTTCCGGCCGCAGCGATCAGGTTGAAATCGCCCTGGCAGTGGACTGACCCGACGTGGCCCGCGCCGAAAATATCATCACCGATCGGCCTGCCAGTTTAAGTAACCCATAAGAGCGCTAAGAGGCACCCTGTGCGCCTCGCAGCGGAAAATCCGCGCCTCTGTTGCTGAAAACGCCGCCCCGCCTGTCCGGGCTGGCAATCGCGCGCGCGTGCCTGTAGCGTTCGCGGGCGAGCGGGGTGCCGAGACCGCCCTCGCGCAGATCTGATGCCGGTGGGCGCCGGCATGATCCGGCGCATGGGCGGTCGCCAGTCTCCGCGTCATGTTGCTCGCCTCCTACCACACGACGCTGCCGACCGGCGCTGGCGTGCCCGAATGGGTGCACCTGATGCCCGCGGGCACGTTCATGGGCGTCGACGGCCGCGGGCCGTTCCATCTGCGCGACGCCGAAGCGGTGATGCGCGCCTCGATGGCCAACGACAACAAGCTGGCGATCGACATCAACCACAGCATCGATCGGGCGACGCCGCGCGGCGATCCCAGCCCGGCGTTCGGCTGGATCGTCGAGATGCAGTCCCGCGCCGATGGCATCTACGGCCGCGTCGAGTGGACGCCGGACGGCACCGAGTTGATGACCAAGAAGACTTATCGCGGTCTCAGCCCGGTCTTTGATCGCACCAAGGATGGCACGGTCATCCGCGTGCTGCGCGCCGCGCTGACCAACAATCCGAACCTGGCCGGCCTGGCCACGCTTCACTCACAGCAGGACACCGACATGGATCTGAACGCTTTGCGGCCGGTCCTCGGGCTGGCCGCCACGGCGGACGAGGCCGCGATCCTGGCCGCGATCACCGCGAACGCCACCGCAGTCAGCCTGCACACCGCGCAGATCGAGGCGATCCGCACCGCGGCTGCACTGCCGGTGACCCTGACCGTCGAGGGCATCGCCACCGAGCTGCAGACGCGCCGCGTCGCCGCCGGCAACGCCGACCAGCTCGCCGAGAAGGTGCAGACACTGAGCACCGAGCTGGCGACGCTGCGCAACACCGGCGCGAAGGAACGCGCGACGATGTTCGTCGACAACGCGATCAAGGCCGGCAAGCCGATCGTGCCGCTGCGCGATCGTTACATCGAGATGCACGCCGCCAATGCCGCTGACACCGAGGCGCTGGTCAACGGGCTGCCGAGCATCAACACCGGAGGCGTGGTGTTGAACGCTGGAGGCGGCGCGGGCGATGGCGACGAGGCTACAGCCTCGGAGAAGATGGTCGCCGAGAAAACCGGCGTCGACGTCAAGAAACTCGTTGCCCAGCGCAAGAAGCGCGAAGGCGCCAGCAACGGAGGGATGGGCTGATGGCCCTGACAGCAGGTTACGGGCCGGCGCGGCGCGGGCAGCCGCCGACCGCCGGACAGTTCGGTGGTCTGGTGGCAGCCGGCGAGCAGATCTGGCGCGGCGGCATGATGGCGTGGAACGCCGGCGGCTCGCTGCAGCGCGTGCAGACTACGGGGTCGATCGTCTTCGCCGGGTTGGCGGAACGCGATTACAACAATACCGCCAGCGGGGTCGCCGCCGCGGTGCCCCCGATGGTCGGACTGAAGGGAACCTTCGGGTTGACCGTTCCGGGCGCCACGCTCGCGAACCTCTATCAGAACGTCTACGCGACAGACGACAACACCTTCACCCTGTCGAACGCCGAGACCGGCGTCTTTGCCCTGGGCGGCAGCGACACCGGCACCCGCGTGCCGGCCAGCGTCACGGTCGCCGCAGGCAGCAAGGTCGGCGTTTACACCGGCACCGTGCTGTCAGGCGCTGCCACTTTCAGCTTCGCCGATCCGAACGGCGACGCGCTGGCGACCGGCACGATCGGCACTGCGTATTCCGCCGGCGGCGTCGGCTTCACCATACCGGGCAGCGGCGGCGTTGCCCCCATCGCCGGCGACACTTTCACCATCACGGTGTCAGAGAGCGCCGGCGCGATGCTGGTCGGCACGCTGGCCGGCATCGAGAACGGCCAAACCTACGTCAAGCTGCTCGGGGGCTAACCAGTCATGGAGATCACTTTTCCCAACCTGATTTCGATCAACGACAGCGTCTCGCTGTCGTTCAACGATCAGCTCTGGGCCGCCGAGACGATCTACGGAAAGTACTGCTACGAGGCGAATTCGACGGGCGCAGCCGAGGTTTATCCCCGCCTGGAAATGCTGCCCGGGTTGCGGGAGTGGGTCGGCGACCGCGTGGTGCGCAGCCTGACGAATGTCACCTTCACGATCACGAACCGATCGTTCGAAGAGACCATCGGGATCAAGCGCACGGATATCGAGGACGATAAATTCGGGCTGCTGACGCCGATCGCGCAGGAGCTGGGCAATAACGCAGCGCGCTTTCCTGATCTGCTGACCGCGCAGCTTCTGAAGGCCGGCCACACCACGATCTGCTACGACGGGCAGAACTTCTTCGACGCCGCGCACCCGACGTACGACGCCACCGGAAACGCGATCACCCTGGCGAACTTCGCCTCGGGTTCTTCGCCAGTCTGGTATCTGTTCGACATGTCGCGCGCGTTGAAGCCGGTGATCTGGCAGCGCCGCCGTCCGTTCCAGGTCATCCCGAAGTTTTCGATGACCGATCCGCAGGTGTTCTGGAACCAGGAATTCGAATGGGGCGTCGACGGCCGCTGCAATGCCGGCTTCGGGATCTGGCAGCTTGGCTTCATGAGCACCCAACCGCTTACGGTGGAGAACCTGCTCGCGGCCCGGACTTTGATGGCGCAATACCGCCGCCCGGACGGCGCGCCGATGGGCATCAGGGGCACCCTGATCGTGACCGGCAGCAACAACTATCCGATCGCGAAGGCGCTCGCCGAAAACGAAAACATCCCGAACACCTACAGCAGCACCTACGTCACGAGCACCACCGTCACCACGCTGCCGAACGCGGCGCGTGGGATGTTCAAGGCGCTTGAAAACGAGTGGCTGAACTAGCGCCGCAGCGCTGATACGCACCGCCGGGCCGTAAGGCTGCGGCACACCAAGGAGAGCGACACGTGCTCGATCTGCACATCGTCTGCATGCGCCCCGGCGGCATGAACCGTGGGGGCCGGCGCCACGATCGCCATGCCGTCCATTCTCTGGCCGACTTCACCCCCGCGCAGTTGCGCGAGATGCTGGCGGAGCCGGACCTGGTGCTGCTTGGTGGCGTCGTGCTCACCGAGGATTATATCGGGGAACTGGAGGCGGAGGCACAGACGAAGGCCGGAGCCAAGGCCGCTAAGGCCAAGGGCTGACGATGCATGCCGGCTTACGCTTGCGTCCAGGACATGATCACACGCTTCGGCGAGACGGAGATGATCCGTCTCACGACGCCGTCCGGCCAGGACATGGACGCGGTGATCATCGAGAAGGCCGAGGCGGCGCTGGCCGATGCGTCGGCGTTCATCGATACGTTCCTGCGCAAGCGCTACGAGGTGCCGCTGGACATCGTTCCGCCGGAGATCGGACGGGCGTGTGGGATCCTGGCGCGCTACGATCTGTATCTCGGCGAGGACAAGCAACCGTCCGAGCAGGTCAAGATCACCCGCGACGAAACGGTGCGCTGGCTGGAGCGGATCGCGCTCGGCCAGGTGCTACTGGATCTGACCGAGGTCGCTGCCGGCGACAACAGCTTCGCCCAGGTGTCCACCAGGCGCCCGGTGTTTCGCTGATGTCCGGCTCGATCGACATCCTCGACGACGGCCCGCTGGAACGGGTCGGCCGGTTCGCGCGCGAGCGGCTGGAGCTGGCGTTCACGCCGAAGCTGTTCACGCACAGATGGATGCCGTCGCGCATCACGCCGCAGATCTGGGGCGAGCTGCTGAACCGGACGCCGTTCGTCGGGCTGGGGTGGGCGCAGCTCGGGCCCAAGCCCGCGACGCCGCTCAATATGTTCGTCGGCTATGCGGCCTGGTCGGCCTACCTCGTGGCGCGCAATCCGAACGGCCAGGAAGCGCGGCTCTTCGGCGACAAACAGGGGCCAGGGCTGCTCAAGATGACCCGCGCGGCCATTGCGGTGCTGCATGGCGCAAAGGTCCCGGGCGTCGGCACGATCGAGGTAACCAGCACCGGGCACGCTACCATGGAAGGTTACGAGAAAGACGACGTCTCGTTGGCCTCCGTCGATTTCCACTGCCAGATCGGCATCACGCTCGCCAACACACTGAGCGGCATCCACGCGCCGTCGCTTAGCGAAATCGACAGCACCTGGTCGTTCCAGGGCAGCGATGGCGCCACGCTATCCGACACAAATCAGACGGGGGCATCGTGATGCCGGCCAAGCCGACACAGATCAGGGTCAAGCCGACCGGCACGCAGCCGGTGCCGCTGCCGGTCTCGATGCGCAAGCCGGGGCGCATGTCCATTCCGGTATCGGGCGCCACGGTCACGCTGACCCGCTTCATCCAGCGGCGCCTCGACGCGAACGACCTGGCGCTTGTCACCGACGCGCCACCGCCGGCAGCAACCACGACGCCGGCAAAGGGGAGCTGATCAATGTCCGGCACCAACGAGAACAGCACCGGCGGCGCCATCCTGCCGTTCAACGAAATCCCGGCCTACCAGTTGCTGCCTGGCGAGTTCGTCGAGGTCCAGCCGAACTACAACAACATCGGCCTGCTGCCGTATCCAAGTCGCATCCTGCTGATCGCGCAGAAGCTGTCGACTGGCAGCGGCATTGTGGCGAAGCCCACCCAGGTCATCCGCAGCAGCGACGGCGCGGCGCTGGGGGGCATCGGTTCGATGGCCGACCAGATGGTCGACGCCATGTTCGACGCGCAGCAGAACATCCCCACCGATCTGATCCTGGTGGCCGATGCCGGTGGCGCAACGAAGGCGACCGGCACGATCACGATCGCCGGGAGCTGGACGGCAAACGGCACGTATCCGCTGGAGGTCGCCGGCACCGTCATCGGCGTCGGCTATTCCGGAACCGACACACCGACAACGCTCGCCGCCGACATCGTCGCCGCGGTGAACGCCTACGGCCAGCCGCAGGGCGTGGCGCTGCCGGTGACGGCGGCCAGCACCGCGGGTGTCGTGACCTTCACCGCGCGGCATGGTGGCGTGGCTGGCAACGATATCCGTCTGGAGGTCGGCGCACTCTCGGGCGACAGCGTTGCGGCCGGGATGACCAACACGATCGTGCAGATGTCGGGGGGAGCCACGAACCCGACGCTCTCCAGCGTGATCAGCGCGATCAACAATCTCTGGTACACCGACATCTGGATGCCGTGGCAGGACGAGGCGAACCTTCAGGCGTTCGCGGCCGAACTGCTGCGCCGCTATGGCGCGATGGTCCGGCTGGATGCCACTGGCTATGCGGTGTTCACCGGCAGCTTCTCCGGGATCCAGACCACAAAGAGCTTCGTTAACGAGAAGAGCCTGGCGGCGCTGGGGATCACCAATCCCCCGACGGTGCCGTGGGCGATGGGCGCGTCGCTGTGTGGGCTGGCGGCGAGCAAGTTCAACGACGATCCCGCGCGCCAGCTTCGCAGCCTGGCGTTGCCCGGCATCATCGGTTCGCGCGCTGTCGACCAGTTCGACGACGAGGAACGAGAGCTGCTGCTGGAAGGCGGCGTGTCCACCTTCACCGAGCTGGTCGACGGTACAGTCGTGCTGGAGCGCATCGTCAGCACGCGCCTGACGAACAACGAAGGCGTGCCCGACCCGGCGTGGCTAGACATCATGGTCAGCAAGGTGATGTCGCGCACCCGCTACGACTGGCGGAGCTACTGGGCGCTCCTGTATCCGCGCAACAAGCTGGCGCCGGACGGCAGCATCGCCGCGCAATACGACCCTTCGATCGTGACGCCGAACCGCGCCCTGGGAAGCTGGATTGCACGCTCCCGGCTCTACGAGCAGGCGGGCTGGCTGACCGACATGACCACGGGCTTGATGCTGGCGAAGCAGGCGACGTTCCTGATCGATCCGAACAACAAGAACCGGCTGCTCGGCACGCAGCCTGTGAAAATCATCGGCAACATGATGACGCTCGCCGACATCATCACCTTCAACGCGTGAGGCCGACATGAGCGGAACCGCGAACGCCGGCCAGGTCCTCGGCATCGTCGATGTCTACTGGGGCGGCAGCTACATCCCGATCGAGCCTGGCGGCACTTTCACGCTGGGAGGCCTGGTCAACAAGCGCGTCATCGCCGGCGCGCAGGTGTTCTTTGCGCGGGAGATGGTCCCGTCGGAGGCGAGCTTCACGGCCGTTCTGCAAGCCGGTCAATCGCTGACCGGCACGTTCGGGACTGCCGCGCAGGAGCTGCAGCTTCAGTGCGACACCGGGCAGATCTTCATCCTGCCAGCCGCGTTCCGTGAAGGCGGCATCGAATTCACCTCCGGTGAGGGCGGCAAGGTAAAGGTCAAGATCGCCGGGGGCGCGTATCAGGAGAGCGTCGGCACGGCGCCGGCGACGCAAACCTGATGACCAACGACACACCCGCGATCTCGCTGACGATCGGCGCGACGCTCGATGATGATGTCCCCGTGCTGCGCGAAGGCGCGGCGCTCGATCTGCCTGACGGCGCGGTGGAAAACCCGGATGGCACGGTGACCTTCACGCTGCCGACACCGGTGACACTTGCGTTCCGCGCCGGCGCCGGCGCCGTCGCGCAGTCCGAGCCGATCGAGACGTTGCTGTTCCGCCGGCTGACCGGCGCGGAAGGGCGGCGCTTCCTCAATCTTGGTGGGCGCCGCGCGTTCAAGGCGACGACGGCGGCCAGCATCGGAATGACCGACGCGAAGTTCGCGCTGTTCAACGCCAGGGCCGACGCGGCCGACGTCAACGCCACCGCCGCGGTGATCGGTGCGCTGCTCGATATCGGCGTCGATCTGCCCGACCATGCGCGGGAGAATGCGGACGGCACCATCACGCTGCCGCTGCGCCCCGCACCCGATGGCGCCGAAGTGCCTGACAGCCTGACGTTCCGCCGGCTGACCGGCGCGGACCGCGACATGATCGGCACGTCGAAGGACGCGCTGCTGACCGCCGTGCAGCGCTCGACCGGCATGAAGCTGGCCGACGCCGACGCGTTGCTGAACGAGATCGACGGCGCAGATGTGCTGGCGGCACACCGGGTGGTGCTTTTTTTGTCCATGAATGGCCGCCGAACTGGAAGGTGATGCTCGCCTCGATCGGCGGTCATTTCCACTTCACGGCCACTGAACTTGAGGGCCTGACCGCGGCCCGCGCGCTGTTCTGGCTCGATGCGCTGAAGCAGTGGCGCGAGGCAACGACCCAGAAGGGATAGAGATGGCCGCGAGTGCCGCCATGAAGGCGTCCCTGGTTCTCAACTTCGAGGACAAGCTGACCGGCGGCTTGGATAAGCTGGAAAAGCAGCTCGACCAGCTCAAGCAGCTCGGCAAGGAACTGAGCCTCGGCAAGCTGGAGACCGGCGCCGAGGGCATCCAGCGCACGATCTCCGCGACGCGGGATCTCGCCGGCGGCCTGGATAGTGTCGGCAACGCTGCGCGGGAAGCCGAGGCGAAGTTCAAGCACATGCTGGACGGCATCGCGGGCGCGCAGAAGCGCTTGTCGGTCAGTTCCGTTCTGGGCGGACGCACCCGCGAATTCGGTGCGATGGATGCTCGAGCCCTGTGGGGCGGTGCGCAGGTCGCGCGTCCGGCAGGGGGCGGCGGTACCGGCGGGATGGGCGGCATGATGGCCGACATCGGCGCCATGGGTGCCGGCTACGGCATCGTGGAAGCAACCCGGGCATATGGCAGCTTCGAGGACATCGCGCGGCGGGCCGGGATCACCAAGGGACTGAGTGGTGCGGCGCTGACTGCTGATACCCAACGGCTGATGACGCTGTTCGGCCGTGATGCATTGGCGACCGCGCAAAGCGGCACGAACATCGGCGAAGCGTATCTCGACCTGGCCGGCATGGGGATTGCGCCGGCCGAGGTGGAACGGCTGCTGCCGATCCACTCTCGCGTGGCGACTGCCTACAACATCAGTCCCGAAGTACTGAGCCCGGCGACGGCCGCGCTCAATCAGAGCTTCAGGATCGACGATACCGACATGGGCGGTGCGCTGGCGGCGATGGCGACGGCCACCAAGGAAGGCCGCTTCAAGATCGAGGACTTCGCCCGTTTCCTGCCGAGCATCGGCGGCAACATGGCGAAGCTGGGAATGACCGGCCGCGGCTCGGCGGATTTCGCGTTCGCCGCGCTCGAAACAGTGATGAGGAACTCGGCCGATCCCGGCTCCGGCGCGGCGAACTTCACCGACTTCGTGAACTATCTGACCTCCCCGATGGCAGCGCGCAGCTTCGGATTGAGCAGCCGTGGGATGGCCGCGCCGACCAAACGAATGCTGGAACAATATCACGTCACCGGCATCGACATGCCCAAGCTGCTGGAGAACGCGCGGCTGCAAGGCGTGGATCCAATCACCGCGGTGCTCGGCACGCTGCAGAAGAAGCTGGCCGGGCTGCCGCCGGATGTGATGGCGCAGATCCTGGGTGCGTTCTTCCACAATCAGCAGGCCCGCGATGCGGCGCTCGCGCTGCTGCAACACCCGGGCGACTTTCTGTCGATGCAGAAGCAGCTCGCCGGCGTGAACGGCGGCACGCTCGACAAGGACTTCCAGTCGCGCATGGAAGGCGCGGCGGTGCAGACGAAGTTGCTGGACGAGGAGCTGGCGCAGCTCAATCGGCGCCTCGGGCAAGGCTTCTTGCCCGTCGTGCACACCGCGAATGCCGCGCTCGCAGATCTCGGCGAAGCCGTCCGCTGGCTTGACGATAAGGTGCCAGGTCTCGGCGACGACGTGCTGGTGGTGGGTGGCGCAGTCGCCGGCTTCAGCGGGGCGGCTGGCGCATTGAACCTGGTGCTACCGATCATCGGCGCGGGACTACGGACGTTCCTGATCGGGCCGCTGCGGCTGGTGGGAAGCGCGTTGCTCGCGGTCACCATCGGCGCCGACGGCTCGGCTGCGGCGATCGGGACGCGACTGGTGTCGGCGCTCGACAGCGCCTCCGCCGCGATGACCAGGTTCAATAATCTGACGCTGGCCAATCCGCTTTTCCGCACTGCGGCCTTCGCGGTGTGGCTCTTCAATGATCTGAAAGGGAAAATGGGCAGCGCTAGCGATGTGAGGATCGACGACAAGACCCCGCAGCAGCTCCGCGCGCTGGGCATCACGCCAGGCCTGGAACGGATGAACCAAGAAGACGTTGAGCACCACGGTCCCGGGCCTTGGGGCGCGCATACGAACCTTCTGGTTCCGCCGCCGATCAACGCGCCACCGGGCGCATCCGACGACAGTGGGCGGATGACGCACGAAGAAGGCGCCGGTGATGTCGCGGTACCTGTGCCGTCCGCCGCCCCGGCGGGCAGGGTCGATGTTTATGTCTGGGCCGATCCGAATGGCGTCCCCATCATCGTGCGCACGGACGGCACCGGGGTAAACCTTCCGCAAGGCGGCGGCGCACCCGATCCCGGCAAGACACTGGGCCGCCCGTGAGCGTCACGATCAACACACTCGCGTCGGACATCACGACGCTCTACCAGCAGGCGCTGCTGAACGCGTCCTATGGCGGCGTCGGTTTCTTTGTTGTCGACGGTAGCGACGAAGGCGGCCGACGGCTGCTGCGTTTCCTGTTCCCCGGCCAGGATGCGGCGGCGTTCCAGGATCTCGGCCAGATGGATGGCGAGATCGAGATCAAGGGCGTCCTGGTCGGCGATGACTTCGTCGCGCAGGCCCAGCGCATGCGAGGCGTCTTCTACACGCCAGGCCCGCAAACGCTGACGCATCCGTGGCTCGGCGAGATCCAGGTTGTCCCGGCGCCGGGCAAGCTACCGAAGTTCAACTTCAGTCAGGACGAAATCCGCATCGCGCGGTTCACCCTGACCGTGCTGCGCTGGACGCCGGCGCAGCCGCCGGCGCTCAACACACTCAATGCGATCCTGTTCGCGATCGAGGACGCGCAGCTCGCCGTCAATCAGTTCCTTGCATCTGTCCTGGCGCCAGTCGTGTTGACGCTGGCGGCGATCGGCTACGTGCAGGGCTTCGTCAACCTGCTGGCAACCGAATGGACGGTGCTGACCGGCAGCGCCAAGGATGCCGCGGTCGCGCCGGCCGCCGTCGCGCCGATCGCCGCGATGGGCACTGTCGCAACGGTGACCGTCGATGCCAACTATGGAACGAACGTCGCCGGCCTGCTCGGCGGCGTGCCCGCGGCGATCGCCGGCACGTCGACGCCGATCGTCCCGGCCGCGGTGGCGCCAGGCGGCAGCACCGTGACGCCGGTTGCTGTGGATCCGCGTGTAACAGCAACCGCCATCTTGCAGGCACTGCCGACGATGGCGGCGGCTGCCTCGGCCGCGGCGCCCGGACCGGCGCTGTCGCTTGCCGCGCAATCTCTGGCGCTGTCCTATGCAGTGTCGGCAGCTAGCAACATCACCTTCACCAGCCAGCAGGAAGCCCGCGCTTGGTTCAACCAGCTCGCCACCGCACTGTCCGCCACGGCAGCGCTGGCGGCCTCCCAGGTGCCGGCGCAGGCGACAGCGGCCGGCACGCTGTGGCGCGCCCTGGTAGCGTTGCAGGCGGCGCTAGCGGCCGACATGAACGCGACGATCGGCCGGCTGCCCGCGGTGGAAACGCTGACGCTGACGTCGCCGGTGTCCGCGTGGCTGATCGCGCAGTATCTGGCCGGTGATACGCCCGGCCTGGTGCTGGCGACGTATCTCGACCTGGTGCAGCGCAACGACATCATCAATCCGGCGATCCCGGCGCCAGGCCCGCTTGAGGTGCTTGTGCAATGAGCGGCGGCATCGTTGCACCCGCGGGATCTCCGCTCGCGAATGCCCTGGACGCCAGCCCGGGCAGCTCGGTTTCCGCCGGGGGCGTGACCTATGGGCCCCAGTTCCTTGGTGGCAAACCGGTCACCAACCGCGTGACGCTGACCGTCGGCGGCTACGCGTTCACCAACATCGTGCGCATGCGCATCGAGCGCGATCTGCAGAACATCGCCGGCAGCTTCGAGATCGAGATCATGGACCAGGCGCGCCTGGCGCATGCGCTGCCGGTGCAGATCGGCAACACGCCACCGCTGCCGATCGTGCTGAAGGCCGGGCAAGCGGTCACACTGGCGATCGACAACGAGCCGGTGCTGGTGGGCTGGATCGGCAAGCCCAGCGGTCGATGGCGCGCCGACACAATCCGAATGAGCATCGCCGGACGCGACAAGACGGGCGACCTGGTGGAGTGCTCGGCACTTCCGAAAGGGCCTGCGGAATACAGGGGCGTCGACATGCTGCATGTCGCGCAGGCTGAGTGCGCGCCCTTCGGCATCACCGTGCGTGCCGACGTCGATATCGGCGCCCCTTTCGATCGATTGTCCCGCCACCCGCATGAAACCGTGCTGGCGTTCCTGGAGAAGGCGGCGCGGCAGCGCGCGATCCTGTTGGTCAGCGATGGCATTGGCGGCCTGTTGCTGACCCGCGGCGGCAGCAGCCGCGCGCCCGATGACCTTGTCGTCGGCGGCAACGTGCAGGAAGCACAGTGGGAAGACGATTGGGACCGGCGCTTCAGCGACTACTACGTGAAGGGCCAGACCGATCAGCACCGGCAGCGCGCCGGCAAACCGGTCGCGCTGGATAGCACGGTCGAACCGCTGACCGGCGACCCGGAGCCGGCGACCGAGCCCGGACCCGCGTCCGTGACTGAATCAACCAGCATCCTCATGACCGGGCACGCGATCGATCCGGAGATCACCCGCTACCGTCCCACGGTGCGCTTAACGCGCTCTCAGAGCGGTATGAGCACCACGCAAGAGCAGGCTGAGTGGATGCTGCGCGTCGCGCGTGGGCAGGCCGAGCGGCTGCGCTACACCGTGCTGGACTGGCGCGCCGGCGCCAACAAGGTGCTGTGGCGGCCCAACCAGGTCGCCTATGTCTACGACCCGTTCGCCGAGCGCGCGAAGGATATGCTGATCGCCGGCGTCACTTACCTATTCGACGCCGATGGCGCGCGCACCGAGCTGCGCGTGGTGGGCATCACCGCCTACGATCGGATCAACGAGGCGGATCGCAAGCGCGGGTCGAAGCCCAAGGGCAAAGCTGCGCCCGCGGCGCCCCTCGACAGCACCGTCCAGCCGTTGACGGCGCAGTAGCCCAGCGCATGGACGAGCTGGCCTACGGCCTGCGCGTGAACGTGCACCTCGGCATCGTTGAATCAATCAACGATGGCGGCCAGGCGCAGACGGCCACGGTCACGTCGCATGACGGCTTCCCGCGCGCCGATCTGGAGATAATGCAGCCGTTCGGCTTGGCCAGCCTGCCGCCTGGCGACGGCGCGATCGCGATGATGCTGTCGGTCGGCGGCGATGCGGGGCACTTCGTGCTGCTGCCGCTGTGCTGCCCGTCGGTGCGCTTCGGCAACCTGCTCGCCGGCGAGAGCGTGCTGTACGGCGCGGACGGATCGCGCGTGCATATCCGCCAAGGCGGCACGATCGAGGCCAAGGCCGCGACGTCCATCCTGGCGCAGGTCGGCACCAACAGCGTGACGATCTCGCAGACCGATATCGTGCTGGCTGTCGGCGGCGTCAGCATCACCGTCTCCGCAGCGGGCGTGGCGATCGTCGGCACCCTGACAACCCAGAACATCGTGACGGACGGCAACATCACCGCGACCGGCAACATCACGGCGCACGTCTGATGCCGGTCGGCGCCGGCATGATCCGACCCTTGCGCGCGCGCGACGGTGCGCCGCATGGCCTGGATCGATCAAGCTCTGGTCTACGATCCCGTTCGCCGGCGCTGCGCGCTGGCGTTCAACGGCGTCGATCTACAAATCGACGACACGCCGGTGACGCCAATCCTGATCGCGGCCGGCTGCAATCGCCGCGCACACCCCGACGATGCGCTGCCGGACACGGTGACCAATACCTACACGCCGTCCCGGCTGAACGCGCGTGGCGGCTGGCCCGGCGATGCGCTGGATCTGCTCGGCCGGCTGATCGGCAGCCGCATGTGGCTGCTGCAGCGGCGCAAGCAGGACGATGCCACGCGCCAACTGGGCGAGAGCGCGCTATCCGAGGCGTTCGCGCCGATCAGCGCGCAACGCGGCTGGCCGATCGCCATCACGGTCACCTGGGTCCGCAAGGGCTTCCTAGGCTGCCTGACGCGCGTCGGCAACACGACGCTGAACCTTGTGCTGCCGGCGGCGTCCTGATGCCCTGGCCGATCCCACAACCCACCGACATCGCCGACCGCGCTGCCGGCGTCTACGAGAGCGAGTTCGCACGCATCTATGCGCTGCTGAACCCCAACGCGCCGCCGGCGCAGGTCGATGCGCGGTCGCCGGCGTCGTGCCTGGCCGTGCATGCCCGTGTGCTGGGAATGACCGGCTTCGATCTCTACGGCATGCAGGCGCGCCTGGCGCAGGAACTGATGCCCGACACGGCCATCGACTGGCTGCCGCGGCATGGCAGCACGTGGGGTGTGCCGCAGGATCAACCGGTCGCCGCGGCGGGCAACCTGGTGCTCCCGGGCGGCTCGGTCAACACGATAATCCCGGGTGGTTTTGAATTCAGCGTCAACGGCGGCAGCGTCTACGAAGTGGTGAACGCCGTCACGATCGAGGCCGCCGGAACGATCTCTGTCGGCATCTCGGCCGCAGTCGGGGGCACCGCCGGCGATCTGGCCGCGGGCGTCACGCTGACGGCGGTCAACGCGCTGGGCGGCTTGTTCTCCCAGTCCGGCACCGTCGACGTGAACGGCATCACCGGTGGGCAGGATCTGGAGCCGATCGAGAGCTGGCGGTCGCGCATCATCCAGCGCATCCAGCAGCGCGGCGCCGGCGGCGACGCGAACGACTTCATTCAGTGGACGCTGGAAGCGCTGCCGGGCGCGATGGTCGATCCATTCTCGCCCGGCGTCGGTCTGATCACCGTGGCGATCGCCATGCCCACGCCGACCGGCCCGCGCGTGCCGACCGGCACCGAGCTATCGGAAGTCACCGCCTATCTGAACAACTCGACGCTGCGGAAGCCGCTCGGCGCGCCGGTGATCGACGTGATCGGTGCCACGCTTCAACCGGTGAACTTTACGCTGCACATGAACCCTGACACCGTCGAGGTGCAGCAGGGCGCGACGGCCGCGCTGCAGCTCTACTTCATGTCCAGCGACATCATGATCGGCGGCACGCTGGATATCTCGCGGGCGGACAACGCGATCAGCTTCGCCGCCGGCGCCTACAACTTCGACCGCACCGTGCCGAGTGGCGATGTCAGCCCCAGCACGGTCACGTCGCTGCTGACGCTGGGCACGGTGACCTTCGTATGAGCCGCACCGCTGCCCAAGCACAGGAAGGCGTGCTGTCGCTGGTCCCCGATGGCTTTGTGTTCTCGCGCGACGTGGATGATTACGAGGCCGCGCTGGAACTCGCCACGGCGAAGGAATGGTCGCTTGTCGAGCAGACCATGGAGAGTTTCGAAGACGAGATCGACCCCGGCACCGCGGAGCATTTGCTGCCGGATTATCTGCGTGTCCTCGGGCCTGATCCGTATGGTCGCGACGAACTGACGCTGTCTTCGGCGTTGCGTTCGCTGCTGGCGCACCAGCGCTGGGTAGACGCGCCGATCATCTGCCCCGGCTATTTCGTGCAGAGCGCGGCCGAGCTCGGCATCGCGATCACCATCACCGAATACGAATTGCCGGTGTGCGGCGAAGCTGTGTGCGGCGACACGCTGATGCCGTGGCTCCAGCAGTGCGTGTTCCTGGTCACGCTGCCGACCGACCTGGTGTGGGACGCGACCTGTGGTGACTGCGTCTGTGGCGACACGATGGGCGGCTTCACGCCGTCGGTGCTGGAGAACTTCATCACCCAGAAGGCGCCGCTCTATACGCGCCCCGTCTTCAACTACACGTAGGAAACGCCAATGGATCGGGTTTCATCGGCGGGCTTCCAGACGATCAGCGGGCGCCGCACCTGGCAGAACAAGAACCTCGGCGCTGGCCTTCAGGGCACGACGTTCGACCAGATCTTCATGGCCGGCGTGCAGGAAAGCCTCATCGCTCTTGCCGAGCAGGTCGGCATATCGCCGGCGGACCAGGCGCTCGGAAACATCGATCTGCAAGCGCTTCAGGGCGTGCGCCGGATCGCCGGCGGCAATTTCACCGGCGTCACCAGCACGTCGGAAACGCTGACCGCCGACAATGCGGGCTTGGTGGTGGTGAACGCCGCCTCGAACAACGTCGCGATCACGCTGCCTCTGGTGAATTCGGCCAACGGCCAGAAGCTGGACTTCGACTTCGTGCGGGTGGACACCAGCGGCAACGCCGTCACGGTCGCGGTCGCCGGATCCGATGGTGTAGTCCCCGGCAGCTCGCCGATCCCGATTGCCTTTGGGGCCCCGGTGCAGATATCCGGCGACGGCGTAAGTCACTGGCTCGTTCTGACCGCACCGCCCGTTTCGACCGCCGGGCTGGTGCCGTTCAGCAAAATGGGCATCAACGGTGGGGCACGCAACTCAGGAGGCGGATCGCTCACTTCCAGCGCGAGCTTCACGCCGAGCTGGAACGGCATCCTCTTCGTGAATGGAAGCGGCGTCACAAACGGCACTCTGACGGCGGTCAGTCTGACCTACAGCGGCGCGACCATTCAGGAAGACGCGACCGGCTTCGGCGACCAGGCCCTTTTTTGCGGGACCGCCAGCGTGACGGCGGGCACTCCGGTTACGATAACGGTTTCTATGACCGTCCCCGGAGGATCCACCATCACTTCGCTGGGATTTGTCTTTCTCCTGATGCCGACTTCATGAGGCCGCAATGATCTACTATCTGACCGCGACGGGAAACGGTTGCTCCCCCGACGCGACCCTGCCTGCCGGCGCGGTGGAATGCACACAGGCGCAGTATGCGAACGCCGCCGCATGGATGATTTCAGGCGGCGCGATCATCGCTGCGCCAGCTCCGACACTGACACTCGCCCAACAGGCGACGGCAATGCTGAACGCCGGGATGCAGATCGTCTCGACCGGCACGCCGGCGCTGAACGCGACGTTTGCCTGCGATCCCGCGACCTATCAGCGCGTCGGCGGCATCGTCGCGGCGATCGCCGGTGGCCTCGGGCTACCAGGCGGCGGTGCCACGTTCCTTTGGCCTGACACAACCGGCACCCCGCACAGCTTCAGCGTGGTGAACTTCAGCGCTTTCGCCAAGGCAATGATGGACTTCGAGTACACGCTGAACGCCATCATCGGGAGCAATAGCGGCACGCTGCCGCCACAGCCGGTGCCGATCGCCTGATGGCTCGCGAGATCCACATCAAGCAGGGCGCGGCGCTGCGGCTGACGATGAATTTCTACGAGCACGACGCGCCCGTGGATCTGTCCACGGTCACGCTGTCGTCGCAGGTGCGCACGTCGCTGAACATCCTGGTCGCCACGCTGCCGATCACCATCACCGGCACCCCCGGACTGGCGACGGTCGAGGTCGACAACACCACGAACTGGCCGGTCGGGCTGCTGCGCTGCGACGTGCTGGCGCTGATCGCCGGCGTTCCGTCGCTGACCGACACGTTCCCGATCCGCGTCGAAAGGAGCGTCACGCAATGAGGGTGGTGATCGCCCAGTGCGACACGCTGCCGCCGGTGCTTCCGGTCGCGACAGGGGCTTCGAGCACCGATTTCGTGGTGGTCAATCAGTCCGGGGTAACGCGCACCGTCACGCTGGAACTGATCCTGGAGGCTTTGATGGCAGTCGATTTCACGCCGCTGGCGGTGTCGGTCGGCACGACATACGACAACCCAGTCGAGCCGGTCGGCAATGGACCAATGCGCAAGGCGCTGGCGATCCAGAACGCGTCGCCCAGCGCCGGCGTCTACGTGTTCTTCGGGACCGATGCGCCGGAAGACGACACACTGTCCTGGGAACTTGGCCCGGGCCAGGCGTGGCCGCCCGCGGGCGTGAATAGCGTCAGCCAGGACGGCGTCTGGCTACGCGCAACTGCCGCCGCAACCCCCGTCGTCATCATGGTAGGCTGAAATGAAACTCCGCTCCCTCTGGCTTGCCTGCGCGATGCTGCTGGGCGCTGTCGGCGCTGCCAGTGCCTGCCCAAATGTGCCGACGATAAACCTCGCGACCGACGGCAACGGCAACGGCTGTGTCACAACGACGCCGGGCTTAACCACTGCGGTCGCTCAGATCGGCCCCGCGATGATACCTTTCGCTGCAACGACCGGCGACCAGGCGCTGACCCTGACGCTGCCGGGCAAGGTTCGCCTGCAAGATCCGGGGTATCTAATTGGCACCTCAACGGGCAACCCCACACCGCTGCAGGTTAACTACTCTGGCGGAAACGCTTGCACCGCCCCGACCGAGACGCTGGGGCCGGGGCAGATTGGCGATTGGGTCTACATCGCCAACACGACGCAGCCCCACGTCTGTCTGCCATCGGGTGCAGCTTCATTCTTGATCGAGGGGCAGCAATGATGCGCATCACGATGCGCCCAGTTTTTGTCTGCCTCGTGGTCCTTATCGGGTCGCAGTTCGCGGGCCTGACTACGCGGCTGATCGATCGCGATTTTGACGCGGCGATTGCTGCCAGCGGTCCCGCTGGCCTGGCGCCCGGTCAAAATCTGAAGGATGCGCAAAACTGCGACAGTGTGAGGATCAACGTCGGTCCGGTGCCCCAGGGCTACAGCCTCGCATGCCCGCAGTGGGGGGCCGTCGCTGACTTGCAGAAGGCGTGGGTTGCCGTCACCACGACGACCAGCTCCACGGCCCTTGCCGCGAGCAACACCACGACGCTGACGAACACCAGCGTCACACTCTATCCCGGTGGGCGCCGCATCCATGTCCCGGCCGCTTCCTTCACGACCAGCGACGTCGGCAAGCCGTTCACGCTGACAGTTGCCGGCGGCCCTGATCAGTTCGGCAATCTGACGACGCTGTCCGGATACATCACCGGGTATATCTCTAGCACGGATGTCGAACTGAGCGTGCCGCCAAATAATTACGGAGCGTCTGCCGCGATCACGGCGACGTTCACCTACGGAGCTTTGTTTCAGGCCGGCGATGTCGGAAAAGCCCTAGTCGTCGCAACGGCGGGAAGCTCCACACAGCAGCATCTCTACACCACCATCGCTGGCGTCACTGACCCCAACGACGCCACCATGGGGGCGGCAGCGCAGCGGCCAATCCCTGGCACGCTTGGGGTCCAGGTGACTTGGGCAACCGACAATTATGTGGCGCTTGAGAAGGCGCTCGCCGCCACGCGGGCAGCCGGATACCACTACCTGCTGTGCCCGAGTGGCGCCTATTACACGCACGATTTCCCGCCCGACATGAGCAACGTTTCGATCGTCGGGGACTGCGACATCGAAACCCCGAATGGCAAGTGGGAGACGGCCGACGCGCTGGCTTTCGCGGCGTTCGGCACCAGCAATCAGGTCATTCCCTACAGCGCACCCGACGCGCTGCCCCCTCCGAACGAAATCGACCCTGGGGTAATGCTGACCAACCTCAAGGCGGCCGGCACAGGGGGCGCGGCGGCCGCCGTGGTGGACACATTCGGCGATAGCCTTGGCGTCGCGCTGGACAACGGCGCCACCACGACGCCGACGATCGCCTTTTGGTTCGAGAAGCGGCTGGTGGAACAGAACCCGCTGCGCGCCATCAATCCGGTCAACACGCGCAACATCGGCGGCCAGACCTGGTGGCACATGGACACCGTGCCGAACACGGCGGCTGCGGCGAACGGGGTAGCATGGTATCCCAACTGGGCTCAGGCCAACTTGAGCGCGCAGGCGAATTCGGGCGCGACCACGCTGACCTTCACCAGCACGGCGGCGTTCACCACCGGGTGGGAGTGCCAGGCCCAGGGTAATTATAGCGCCATCCCGCTTCACACGACGGCTACCGTGACGAATGGCACGACGCTGACACTGACCAATGCAACGACCGCCGTGCTGGCGAGCGGAACACAGATCACCTGCGGGCAGCGATGGGTCGACGTCGTCAAGGCCGACACCCCCACGTTGCTTTATCAACAGGCCAACAACAACGACGGCCTGAACTTCTGCCGGGCGGCGACATTCCCCAATCCGACGTTCTGGAATTTCCTCGACATCCAGGCATACTCTTTGACCTGGACCACCCAGCCGGACCGTCTGTTCGGCGTGCCTTACACCTATAGCCCGGCGTCCAATCAGACCACCACACAGCCCTTTGCCACGGCCGATGCCTGCGGAGACGAGTTTATCCGCTCCTGGTCGAAGGCTCACGCGTATGGGGTCTTTGACTATTGGCGCCTGTCGACGATGGCCCGCGACGGCTATGATCCGGTTTATCCGCCGATCACACGCGATCTGTCTATCGGCTTCTCGACGGTGGTGTCGCTGCCATACGTCGTCAAAACATGGACTGCGCCCGACTGGAGCTTCATCGCGGAGGATGCCTCTCACAGCCCGACCACCTATTGGACGGCGTTTACGCCAGCGGCGGGGAACGGCGAGCTGGACATGACGCTGGGGTGCAGCGCGAGCTGCTCACCCTCGAATGTCAGTGACAATATGTTTCGCCTGGTTGCCGACCAGACCGCCGACACGCTCGGCGACAACGCGAACGGGAACCTAAAGGTCCAGTGTGATCTGACCATCGGCTATCCCGGCGCCGGCTGCCAAATGCTGAACAGCTCCGGCGTGCGGATCGGTGGCACTATGCCGAGCGTGCTGGGGCACTTCTCGATCACGTCCGGCGCCAACACGCTGACCTCGACGGAAAACGTGTTCGTCGCAGGCGATGATGGGACCGACATCACCGTGCCGGGGGCGAACAACCTGACACAGGGCACCTGGCTGCACGCGATCATGCACTACGTGTCCGCGACGCAGGTGACGCTCTGGACCACCAACGCGTTCTCAACAGCCGTCAACGCGACGGTGACGCTGAGCGGGCACTATCAGGTGATGCTACGCGGCAATCCGCGCATCGACACCGGGATCCCGATCGCCGCGCTCTCGCAGAGCTCGACCCAGTGGTGGTTTTCGGAAAGCGGCGGGCGGGTGACGATCTTCTGGCTTGATCAGTACCACCACTTTTCCATCCAGGCGACGAACTTCGGCCTTCCCATCCGACCGCAGATCAGTACCCCGGCGGGGACCGTCGTCAACGGGTTCACACTATATAAGGACGCCGGCGGCTTCGGAGGGTTGGGCACTGCTTCAGGCATGGGCACCCGGTTCCGCAAGACGATCATGGATGAAGAAGTCTCGGGCTGGCAGGCACAGCCGACGACGCTCAACAATTCCGCGTTCGCATCTCCAGGCTGGGGGGACGGGACCAACCATCCCCGCACCACGAACTGGATCATCCAGGAACTGATCAATGCGCAGAACCTGTCTGCGCAGTGAGAGATAGCGGCAGCCGCGCTGCCACCGAGCGGCTGATCACGAACGTCGCCGGCGCTGGCGGGGCGATGCACATGCTGATCCCGGCCGCCGCCGCCGCGCCCGTCGCTCCCTATATCGGTGGCAAGCGTCGCCTCGCGTCCCTGATCATCGAGCGGTTGGCGGCGATCGCCCACGAAACCTATGTGGAGCCGTTCGTGGGGATGGGCGGCGTGTTTCTGCGGAGACCTTTCAGGGCGCGGGGGGAAGTGATCAATGATCTCAGTCGTGACGTCGCCACGCTGTTCCGCATCCTTCAGCGGCACTACGTGCCCTTCATGGAGATGCTTCGCTACCAGGTCACCAGCCGCGCCGAGTTCGAACGGCTCAAGGCAGCCGAGCCCGACACCTTGACGGATCTGGAGCGTGCCGCGCGGTTCCTCTATCTCCAGCGCACAGCGTTCGGCGGGAAGGTTGCCGGCCGGCATTTCGGTGTGTCGCCCGCCACGCCCGCGCGCTTTGACGTGACGAAGCTGGCGGCGATCCTGGAGGCTGCCCACGAACGTCTCGCCAGCGTGGTGATCGAGTGCCTGCCCTACCAGGAGCTGCTGCCGCGCTACGACCGGCCGGGCACGCTGTTCTACCTCGACCCGCCATACTGGGGCGTCGAGGATGACTACGGCGCCGGCGTCTTCAGCCGCGCCGACTTTGGCCGGCTGGCGACGCTGCTGGCTGGCCTGAAGGGCCGCTTCCTGATGTCCATCAACGATCGGCCGGAGGTGCGGCGGCTATTCCGAGGGTTCCAGATAGAGCGTGTGTCGACCACCTATTCGATCGCCGGCTCCAAGGGCAGCCGCCCGGCCACCGAGCTGCTGATCAGCAACGTCCGTAAGGGGCCTCTTTGA